AGGTTTATCATAGCCGTTGAGGATTAGTAGTCTATCACCATAAGGCACATATTGTGTACCGGGATCTCCAATCTTTCTTATTCTTCTACCGGTATCTATGGTGATAGCATTTCTCCAATAGTTAGAGGCAGTGGGATTGCCTTTATTTCCCCAAAGATAGTAAAGTGTTCCGCCCTGTTCTATGAAATGATAAACCTGACCTGTGCTTTGCTTGGTCCAAATAAACTGGGAATCTACTTGTGTGTCCCAATAAGGTGTAGCCTGACCGGGCAAAAGAGAATCGCCTGAATAATCATACCAAGGTTCTAAACCTCTATCAGCAAGCCAGCCGTCTCCTGTTGGATCAATTCTGAAATTCTTTATGCTTTCAGCACCACCAGAACTTTCTTTCCACCTTTGGTCTATTGACGGAGCATCTTTATATTTTAGGATAGTTCCTTTGATAGCCATTATCAGCCTCCTGTTTTTAGACTAGCATAGTCGTAGTAAAAGTGCCTATTACCAACCAAACGGAACTGACCTCGCTGAACCATAGAATCTTGGTGATCTGTGTATCTTTTTTCTAGTTCTTTTATTTCTCTTTCTATTCTACGACGATAGTTTTCGGCATTAGCCATAGAACCAGTTTTATCGTAAAGTGTTTCTAGAACTTTATAAACAATTAGTTGGTGGAATTCATAGGGCATTTCTGGTGAATCAGAAGCAAAGCCCAAGTGTGAAGGCTTGTAGTAATAGCGAGCAACACCTTCTCGTAGGAAATCCTGTGGAACTTTGGAATAGTTTTCGTCAGGATTTTGTCTTGTAATCTCTTCGTCCCAAGAATCAACACGGGGATAAGGTCTAATTCGGTTATATTGCCCGTCCTGTTCTATGTAAATTGGATTACCGGGATCTATTTGGTTAAAGTTTAGAATGCTGATAGAAGCCGCTGTGTCGGCAGCAATAACAGATTCTAGATAGTTGCTGGTGTTTCTTGTGTTGGATCCACCGGGATTGCTAAATGTTCTCCAAACTGGTAGTCCCAATCTTTCACCATTTGCTCTATCATAGTTGGAATTCCAAAAAACAATCTTATCAAGTCCCTCAAACTGGGAAGGTCTAATGTCTTTTGATTGGAAAGAATCTGCCTGAATGTCTTGGTCGTCCCAAGATCTAAATGTAATGTCTAGTGTGCTGTGTGTTCCCTGTCCCGGTGTAAAATAAACGGTTTGAGGTTCTGATAGAGCACCAACCTTTCCGTCTTCTAGGAAAGCCCAACAAACTTCTAGGTGTGAGCCATTAGGAAATCCGTCAGCATTTTCAGAAGGAACAGGACTTGCTTTTGTTTTGTAAGCCTCTGGAACAAATTTAGAAGGCGACCAAACATAAGCCTCGGCATAAGAGGCAGCATAATCCATTCGTAGGTTTAGTTCTTCTTCTCTACGAGGCATAAGGCCGGTTAGTTTTCCATAAGGAGGAAAACGACCAGTCCCAGCATTAGAATTTGGAATATCTCTGTGTGCTAATGAAAGTAGTTCAATAGAATCGTGTGGTAAATCATACCACCTTCTTTTTATTCTCCAAGTGTAATCTGTAACCGTAGAGGTTCCGTGGAACACTTGGTCTAAAAGAATTTGGGAATCAGAAACAACCTTGGAAATTGTGTATTCATAATTTTGGATCTCAATTGGCTGTCCCTCAAAATTATCTTTTGTAAGTCTATCCATAGGTGCCGTAAAATCTACAAGTCTAGATCCTTTATTTACAACAGCACCGATAGAAGCCCCCGGTGTAATGACATCTCTGGTAGGGAGCATATCAGGGATAAACTTAAACATATACATTTTTGTAGCAAAGTTCCACCGCTTTGTAGTCCAAATGTCGTAGTAGGCATCGTTTATCAGTTCGTCTAACTGGTCGTTGTATTGCTGTAAGTCAGGCGAATAATCAGTAATGTTTTTTATTTTTTCTCGTAGTGCTTTGAGATTAGCCATTAGAAAGTTCCTCTATGAATAAAGTAAAAGTCAAGCAAAAAGCCCCCCTCCCGAAAAAGGAAGGAGGGCTCGGTTATTATCGCCTAGTTTCTATCAGAACTGCTTATAGACAAAGATAGTAGCAACATTCGCTACATCTGCTTCCGTAGCAAGTCCCACGATTGGGAAAAGATTGAATGTAGCGGCACCGCCCTCATCAACAGCGATCTGTCTAGGTTCAAGCCTTCCAGCAGTAGAACTAATTTGTAGCAAATCACCGGCAGCAGTAGCACCATCTACATTTGCTTCACAGACACCACGGACACAGACATCTACCTTGTCGCCAGCGGCAGCGGCAGCGGCAAGAGCCACACCGACAGCACACCTGTCGGTAGCGGTTGCTGTATCAGCCTTGGAGACAAAGATTCCTTTGTCGCCGTCAGCGGTCTTGGAAAGGTCAAGAGAAACAACATCGCCAGCGGCAATAGCCTCACTAGCAACAAAGGTCTCAACCTGTCGTCTATTCATAGCAGAGACGGGAACTGCTTCGGCGGGATCACCGGGCAGAGAACCATATCTTTCAGTTTCTAGGTATTGAATTAGTGTGTTTGTAGCCATTTTTTATCTCCTTTTTATTATTAGAATGGTTGTTTCACTATCAGACATTACAAAGGACACCTTGACCGCCGAGGTGATCGGCAACCAACTGGACCTTAACATAAAGTTGAGCGGCACGAGCGGTAGTTCCGCTAATGTGCTCGAATGGTGAGACAGCGAAATCACCTTCACTATGGAAGACAAGTTTAATGCCGTCGTAGTTTAGCATATAAGCCTCACAATCACCGGGAGCGGAGGAAGCAAAGCCCATTTCTGGATCCTGCTCGGCAACTGCTCCGTTGAAAGCGAGAGACATTCTGCCGCCGTCAAGTTTATCAGTCTGGACGAATCTTTCCTGTGTGAAGAGAAGATTACGATACTGGCTGAAAGCACTATCGGACATAATGAGGTGGGAAATGTCGCCACTTGGAGCAACACTATTGGCTGCTATGTAAAGATTGTAAAGATCAGTCATAGCAAGTGTTCCGCCACCATCAACGAACTGGTTCTGCCAACCGGGGACACCGCTGAATGTGCCCTTATCTACACCACCAACGATGTTAGTCTGGGAACCAACAGCAAGGTGTTCTAGGAAACCAGTAGCGGAACCGATACCACCGGCAGCAGCATCGCCGTTTAGTGTGTTGACTGCTGATAGAACAGAGGAATCACCACGAAGAATCTGCTTGTTAAGTTCACGACGAAGCATTCCCATAACGGACTTCATTCGTGCTTCTAGGATCTTAACGATAGCATATTCGCCGCTGTTCTCCATTTCTTCCTTCTTGGTTATGACAATCGGTGCTGTAAAATCCGCCCAGTCATAGATGGCAGGACGAAGAACATCATTTACAGCAAGGGAAACGGGCTCATAGCCAGTAGCCAACTGTGTAATGGTGCTGTGCTCTTGGATTGATAGTGGTCGCTGGATTTTAATTCCTCCCGGCTCGGTTTCTACACCACCGGCCCGACGAACACCGTCAAGGAAAGCAACCTTCTTGTAAAGTTCATCTACCTCTGTATCACGGATAGAATATAGTGTGCTTGAAAGCAAATCGTTTGAAATCGCCATTTTATTATCTCCTTTATTATGCAAAAATGGTTTTTTGGAATAAAAGTTTCAGGTGCTTACAAAGTAAGTCTGTTTGTTTTGTTCCGCCATTTTCATAAGGAGGTGTCCTAAATGGATCTCTGTTATGAGGGAGGGAAAACTTGCCCCTTCTAAAATAAATAGAATTAGTCAAGTAAAAACTTTACCATTCTTTACAGGACCAATAACGAGCAGTCAATTTGTTTGCTCTGGTGGCCGGTTTATCACATTTGTGTCTGGACCTGAAAGACTTTCTTCGTTTAGGATTGGATTTCTTGATCCTCATATTAGCATCGCCATAACGAATTGTCTTCTTCTTGCCCTTATCACAGGCTGTAACTACCTTCTTTTTTTTACCATAGCCTGCTTCCCCTTTACGAATTCTTCGTGGTTTATTACAGGCTGTTGCTTGTTTACGAGCCATAAAAAAAGCCCTCCTCTATAAAGAGGAGGACTAGTCAAGTAATTCTGTTGTTTTACTTGGTCTGCTGGGCTTTATGCCACTTGTAGGCTTCTAGGGCATTCTTGAACTTTGGTGTGCCCTTTGGCTGTGAGCGAGAACCAGAAGAAGACTTACGAACTACTTCTCTCTGTCTTGCTCTTCGGTCAGCAATCTCCTGCCTTTCCTGCTGTAATTTTGTAGAACCAATCTTTGCCTTGGTAATGTAGAAAGCATCTTCCATAGAAAGTTCAGGTCTAGTTTTTAACAGATTTACAATCTCCGTTCTGTATTCTGGATCAGTTAGTTCAGGATTTTCTGCCTTGAATTGTTCCAGTTGTAGTTTTCTCTGCTGGACCTGTAATTCTTCCTGTGCTGGTTTCAGCATATCTCGTAGCATAATCTGTGCTTGTCGCTGGATTTCTGCTTTCATTCCTTCGGGATCAAATAGATCGTATTCAGCAGTCTCGTCTATGTTGGCTGTAAGTTTAGCAGTAGAGCCGTTGATAATGTTTTCGTTCTGCTGTCTCATAGCCCTCTGGGCTTCTTCTACTTCTTTTCTCATTCTAGAAAGTTCCTGTGTCTTTCTAGTGTAGTCAGCCCTAATGTTTGCTAAATGCTTCCTAACATCTTCTGGGACATTATGAATCCATTCATTTAGTGGCTTCATTCCCTTGTGTTGGGCTTCGTCAGCAAATAGAGGATCTTGTTCTTCTCCGTAAGCCATAAGGTCGTCTAATGTAAAGTTGTCAATAACTTCGTCAAGACTATCTTCGGTAAGGTTCTCGTTGTGAGGTGCTGCCTCGGCAGTCTCGTCAGCAACGGAAGTGTTGGTTTCAGTTCCAGTTTCCATTGTAATCTCCTTTATGTAATGGTTACTTTTTGGTTTTCTTTCTCGCTTGGTTTGCCTTTACGGCTCGTAGCCGTTTTACAGCGGCTTTCTTTGTAGGGCTAGTGCCCTTTACATTTTTGATCTTGTAGCCTTTCTTCGTTTTACGAATAGGCATTACATTCTTTCCATCATTAGGGAATCCATTTCGTCGTCGGTCATAGCCTCCTCTTCCATTTCTTCCTCTTCTTCCATAGCCTCTTCTTCCATAGGTTCTTTTAGGAACTTTTTGAATTCTCTATCTTTGGAAAGCATATCCAACTTACCAGCAATAGTCATAAGGCCGGTGTCGTCAATAACACCATCAAGATCAATTCTCATTTCTTCACGAAGGACATCTTCGCTAATAGCATCTTCTACTGCTGCCTGAAACATAGCAAGAATTCTAACGAAATCTGTTGGAAGCACTTCGGTATCTTCAACACTAGGATAATCTCCTGTTTGGTCAAAGAGAGGCAACAATTTGTTAGTAGAACGAACAAGAGGATCAAGACCACGAGAAGTAAAATTACCTCTGGGAGCCATAGCCTCAAACATTTCAGCATCTGCTTCCTCCGCCATTCCTAAATCTTCGGACATAGGTTCGCCTTGTGGACGAGCACCTACACCAATCATAATCATTTTATCTTCCATTTTATTCTCCTTATTAAATGGTAATCTTTTGATCGTATAGTTTATCAAGTGTGCCGTCCAAGCATTCGTGTGCTGGGAAAGCGGTCGTCATAGCCTTATTAGCATCGCCAGTTTCGGCTAATGTTGTTTGGTAAAGTTCTGCCTTTCTATCTTGTTCGGCAGCCCTTTCCCTAACCTCGGCTTGTTTCTTCTCAATCCAGCCTTCACCTAGGTCTGATTCAGAAACAAAGCCATTAGCATTTAGAATCTTTTCTTCTTCTCTTTTATTAGCAACTTTTCTACCAAGTGCTTTGGAATAATAAGTGTGGTCCATTCCGTCAGTCCAACCACCATTCCAAGCAGTTGGTGTTTTAGCAGGCATAGTCATTAGTTTAGTCATAGCCATTCCACATTGGGGACAAATAACCTCACAGGTTTTTGTTCTTTCATAAGACATTAGGACTTCTTCTCTGTAACCATCAGCGGCACAGCGATAATCATAAAGGGGCATTATTTCTTCTTTCCTTTCTTCTTGGGCTTGAACTTGCCCTTCTTTTCTTTCATAGCCTTGTAAGTCTTTGGATCAATTGTAGATTTCTTTTTGGATCTACTTGTTCCTGCTTTCTTTCTTTTATTTATGTTTCTGTAAAGGCTCATTTTATTCTCCCGGTGTAATGGCTCTTGCTAATGTTTCGGCAGCAGTTGTTTGCTCTTCCACACCGCCCTCTATGTTGCCTACATCAGCAGCCGAGGGACCGGGGGCAGGACCGCCCATAGGAGCCGCTGGGGCGGGCTCTGGCGGCTCTAAAAAGTCTTTTGGTAGTTCGTAACTACGAACAATTTCTTCTAGGATTTTATCGCCTCTAACACCTAATCCCTGTAATGTTGGAATTAGTGAAATTAGGTTTTGTTTCCGTAGAGCATCTGATAGAGGTGTTGAGCCTTGGTCTAGGGCATTTATCCTAAACTTGCCGTCAAGGTCTTTTGGTGTAATAACACGGGCTTCACCTTCTACATCAAGAACAGCAGTCTCTCCGTCGTCAGCAAGAAGGTCCAAAAGTCTAATGTAGATTTCTGTAATCTTTTCTAGGGCTTGATCTTTCTCTCTCGCCATTTTGCCGATTTCACTTGCTGAATATTGTGCTAGTGCTGTGATTTCAGTAGCAGTTGCTTTGGTTGCTTCACCACGACTGAAAGGAGCAAGAATAGATCCACGATTTATGTCTTGTTCTATGTAAGCCAAGTAGCGGTCAAAGTTGGAAGAGATAGGCTCTACACCAACAGGAGCAATCAATCCAGCAATAGAATCTTCATCAACACCAATCATAGCCCCGTCAATTCCAGCAGTAATCTTTGCTAATTGTTCTTCGTCAAAAGCACCTTCTTTGTAAATGTATTGTCTTGAATCACGACGAACAGCATTAGCCCAATAAGTCCGTAAAATGTTCTTTTCATAAATCTGGTCGTAAACACGGGCAAGTGCTGAAAGACCTTCCATTGGTTTAGAAGGACAACGAGAATAATAAAGTGTAGTAATGTTTGGTAGAGGATTATCGTTGTAGGTTCTAATTGGGATTGGTGCTCTTTCAAGTAGTTTTGCTCCGTCTCCATAGTTTGGAGACCAGTAATAAACTTCGTCGTGTAATGTGTCGTAAATCTCAACGATCTCAACATAAAGATAATCGTCGGGAAGATCGTGATAAGACCGGCCATCATAGAGATTAGAGCGACTAGTGTATTCATCAAAATAATCCTGCTTGGGAACTGGTGTAAATTGTTTAGCACCAAACTTTTCCTTGGCTTCTACCAAAGTCATAAAGTAATTGTGTCCCACAAAGCGACTATCTTTCTGTGAAGAAGCATCTCTATCAACAATAATCTCCCAACAAGGAATAGCCTCAATAGAAACTTTATCTAACATTTCGTCAGAATCTTCGGGAACTAATTTTAGTCCAGCATATTCATAGATAAGAGCAAGTCTAGAAGCAATCTCTAATTGTTCTCTTTGTGTGTAAAGGAATCTGTTAGAGGCTGCTTGGGCTAATTTGGGATCTCCACCAGTTGCTGCTATGTCGGCACCAATAATAACAGAAGGTGTCTTTGTAAAAAGTGAAGCAATAAATCCTTCTATGTAAGCAAAGGCATCGGAGGTTTCTACACGAATCATAGTCTGGTCGTAGGCTTCTGATTCCCAGAACTTTGTCTCGTAAGCATCTTTGTATCTTTTTAGTTCGCCTGCTTTATCCTGCCAATAATCTCTGTGCTCTGAATAGATTATCTGGATAAAATTGATAATGTCTTGTGTGGTTCTAGCCATTAGGTAAGTCCTCTATTGATAATAGTAAAAGTCAAGTCAGTTGTATCTTCTGTGTCTAGAAATGCCTACACCACCTTTATTGACTATTCTTTCAGCCTTTCTGGCTTTGATCCAATCTGGTAAGTAAGGAACTTCTTTTAGTTTTACTTTGTCTAAACAAACATAAGCAAGAGCAAGAGCCACAGCATTATCGCTATGTGCTCCGTCTTGTGTTGATAATTCTATTAGTCCTCTATCACTAATAGTAATTGCTCTCAATTCTGAATAGGCTATGTTGTCTAGGTAATGAACGAAGCCTGATTGGATTAGTTCTTTTAGTCTCTCAAACATTTGTGTTTTAGATTTTGTGGTAGTAATCCAATCCTTGCCGTCAGTTGTTTTCCAAATCTTATTGTAGCCTAGGTGGTGTAATTCATTTAGGACTACATTACCGAAGTTATTTGATTCAACAAGAACCAATGCTTTGTTGTAGTCGTTGGCGAAGTCCACGATTCTTTCGGCAAGATAAACGGGACTGACTTCGTTTGATCTCCAAATAAGAACTGGTTGGTGTGTTGTTTTGGATAACACATAGATGACTGAATAGTCTCTCCCGACACCAGCAGAGACATCAACACCAATAGCATAGCGGTCGTTAGGATCAGGTTCATCAAAAACATTAGCGGTATGTGGTTCAACATTTATTATTTCTATCTCCTCAAAGTCCTCTCGGGACAAATAAACATTACCAGCAATAGAATAAGCATCTTCTATTGTTGCTGGATATTCTCTTTGGAATTTGTGTAAGTTTCCAATCTTTGATAGTTTTAGTCTTCTCCAATAAAGTTGTTCGTCAGTAAGACTAAACTTTTCTTTTAGATCTAATTCTA